GCTGTTGGGACCCGCACCCACGGTGTAGGCCAAGAGTCGGTTCGAGACGACGATCGGACGTCCGAATAGGGTGTTGTTCGGCTGGCCCTCCACAGTCCCGAGTCGCACGACGGGCTGACCGTTGGTGTCGACCATCCCGATGATCTGAGCGTAGACGCCAGGGCCGCAGACGAAGATCCCCTGGTCCCTCGCGTAGAACTCGCCGGCCTTGGTGTACAGCTGCGCGAGACTGGCCTGCGTCGATGCCGCAGAGTTGTACTTCAGGGGGACTCCGATCGTCGTGTTCGTCCTGCCGCAGTTCGACACCGATACGGCGAGTAGCACGCCCGTGAATACGGTTCCTGGCCCTTCCATCGCCTGGTAGTCGAGTTCGCCGCCCATCCGCTCTGCAAAGCACGACTGGAGGAACGGGACGATGGCGACGTTCGCGTCCTCGAGGAGTTCCTGAGAGAACACCGCACGACACGCGAGCTTCTTGGCGGTCAGCGTCTTCACGCCGAACAGCGGCTCGGTCCCCGTCATCAGATTCCCTTCAGTAACCCAGTTGTGAGTCACCGCCGTGTTCTCGTCGGGGAACTGCATGACGTTCGAGGACATGGGGATCTGGCGCGCCCGCGGATAGACCACGGAAGCATCGCGTACCAGCTTCAGAATCTCGCTGGCGACGATGATCGGCACCGTCGCGCCACCGCTCGCCGCCGTCGCCTCGTAGAGATCGGCCTTCGAGATCTTGTCCAACTGCGACGTGAACTCGAACAGTTCCTTCCCGATGGAGTCACGCTGCGCCTGGTAGGCGCGGAGCCCGAGCTTTGTCGAGTCCTTGAAGTACACGTCCTGCACGGCGAACTTGATGACCTCCTCATGCGTGGGGGTCTTCCCGTTGCGAGACGCAGCCTGCTCGTAGGCGTTCCAGTTCTTGCGGAACCGATCTGGAATGGCGCTCTTGACAGCGCTCATTTCGTCCTGCTCGAAACCCATGCGCCCGAAGACGCTCGTGCGCTTCGAGAGGGTCTCCACGCGGTCGATGGTGTCCCCGATGCCGCGCTCGATCTTCTCGTTCACTCCGGAGAGGCCGTTCTTCATGTTCGTCTCGATGTCCGTCATCCGGTTCTCGAGGATGCGCTTGGTCGCCGTGGTGAACTTCGCGACCTTCTCCAACCCGTCCACGAACGGCTCGAAGTTGTCGGCTTCGATCTTGTCGATGCCGATCTCCTCGAGAGCTTTCTTTTCGTCGCTCATTGAATATTCCTCAATGCGGCCTGAATCCTGTCGGCCGCTCTATCGATGGCGATGCGGCGCGCGTTGCGAACATTCGCAAGCACCACGGCAGCGACCATCCGAGGGTCCGGGGCGCGCGTCTTGGCCACAGGTTCGACGACCAACTTCGTCGGCTCTGCACTTTCCTCGACGCGGAAAAAGGTTTTGATGTTCTCAGGTGCCACCCACCCGCGCGTGATCGCATTCTGGATCGCGTCGGGGTTCATCGGGATTGCTACCTGCGAATACTCGAGGAGTTCCCACTTGGTGAAGTGGAAGCCTTTGGTCACGCCCTTCTCGTTCTTCATCGCCTTGAACGAGATCGGACGGAAGCCTATGGACCACGCGCCGAGCCCCTCGGCCGCGAGATTGAACGCATCACGCCCGAGCGGCGTGTCCCTGTACTTCGTGCGTGCGAAGATGCCGTCCTCGTTCACAGTGAGGTTGACCGCGCGCCCGATGATCTTGTCGATGCTGTACGAGTGGTCCGCCATGACCACGGGGTGACGGAGGTAGTTCGCCAAGTCGGCCCCCGAAGCGTCGACGACATCGCCAACGCGGTCGGCGGTGCGCGTCGTGATGACGTGCGCGACCTCGCGCGCGGCCTTGTTGACGGCCTTGATCGTGGTGCAGCACATCGTCCGCGCGTAGGACGGGACGAGTTCGTTCTCGGGCTCAGTCTCGGGCTCCGGTTCGTTCTCGGGCACGGTTTCCGGCTCGATGGGTTCACTCAATGGGATCTCCAATCACGGGTACGACCGTGCATCGGCAGTTGATCACCTCGGCGGCTGCGCCTTGGCTGTCTCCGGGCCACCGGCACCCGTTCGAGAAGGGTTCGTCCAGCCCCCGCACTTCCCCGTCCACCCCAGTCCCGGGAGCGTGAGTGTCGCGCACGAAGTTGTCACGCGCCGAGATCCATTCCATCTTCGACACGCCGGCCTGACGCGCACCCTCGACTCGCCCCGACGAGAATGCGTTGTTCGTCTCGGTGCGTGCGATTGTCTCGGCCCTCGAGCGCGAGGCGTCCATCACGTCGGACACCCTCTTCGCGAGCTGCGTGATGCTCTCCCCGGCTTTCAGGCCCTCGACGAGCGACTCGCGTAGTTGCCTTTCTACCGTGTCGTCGATGCGCGTGATCTTCCTGGTCAGTTCGGCCAGCTTCGCGCTCACGTTTGGGCTCAAAACGTCGAAAGGATCGGTGGCGTTGACCTCGGCCATGACGCCCGTCCCCCCGCGGTCGATCGCTGCTGCGTGGAGGGGCATGGTCAGTTTCATCAGCTTGCCCTTGGCGTATTGCAGGTCGAACAGACTCGATTCCGTCGCCTTCTCAACGCCGTGGACGAGGTTCCAGCCCTTCAGCGAGTTCATCACCGTCAAAACTTCGTCTTCGATCTCTTGAAAGTGCCGGCGGATGGCCTTCGCGAAACGTGTCTCGATGTCCCGGGTGGCCGACGCGATGGCTCGCCATACGTTCGCTCGCCGGCCTTCGTTCGACGCCGCCTGAGCCTTCCTGTAGAACTTGGCGGCTGCATTCGAGTCGTCGGGTTCCTCGTTGGGGTCCATGTTCGGGTCGGGAGTCGCCACAACGGGCGCAACCGGCGTGTGCGCCTCCTCCATCATCGACACGGGGAGCATGTTCATCGGCAGGTAGCCGACGTCGGCGTCCTCGAGATCGTCAACGTCCATCCCGAGGTCGAGGCGATCGTTCAGCATCCGCTTCGTGAATCCGATCTGGAATAGGGACGACGCGATCCGCCCCTTCGTCTCGAGGTCCTCGGTGAGCGCCTTCACGCTCTCGAAGTCGGGGTAACACTTGATCCCCTCGATGCCTACCTTCGGTAGGAAGTCGTTGTTGATGACCCCCTGGAAGTAGTACAGCATCCGAGTGATCGTGCCGTTCCAGTACGTCGCACGCTGCTCACGAGCGTTCGCGTAGTTCGCCTTGTCTAGCACCCCGGCCATGAACGGGGGCACCCCGTAGACGGCTAGGATCTGCTCGCGGGAGAACTCCCGCATCGCGCCGAACTCCATGTCCTTGGGGGCTCCGCCGGCCGCGATCCAGTCCCACCCGGGAGGGAGGATGCCCACGCCGCGCTGCTTCGAGTGGCGCGAGTTCCATTGCGCCATGTACTTCTCGCGATCGTCGGACGGCAGGATCGCCCCCACGGTCGGCTTCAACAGCCCCGTGGGGATGCCGTTCTGATCCCCGAAGAATGCCGCGTTCCACGAAGACGCCGCCCAATCGACGTTCAGTTCCATCGCAAGCGACGTCAACTCCGAGAGGCCCCGATAGGGGTTGTACGGGTTGAACCGCTTGAAGTGGGTGAGGTAGTCGGGGTCGAGTTCGACGTCCTGGCCGTTGACGCGCAGCGTGTACGCGATCCCGGCTTCCGTGACCTTCACGGTGACGAGCGCGGGGTTGAGGAGTTCGATCGTGCCCGTGCTGCGCCGGTTGGCCTCCGCACCGTTCGTGACGCCCACGCGCAGCCCTGGGTAGTACCATAAGCACTCGCCGTAGAGCTTGAAGTAGGTGTACGAGCTCACCCACAGATCGCTCCCGGTCATCGTCGCGTTTGGCTTATCCCACAGGTCGAGTAGGGGGTGCTCCTCAACCTCGGTGTCGTCGTCCGAACTTGAGTCGGTGTAGATCTCCCAATCGACCGAAGCTGCGTCTTCCGCGATGGTGCGGATGGCGATGCAGACGCTCGGGTGCTGCGCGTAGGGCGCGGTCATCCCGGTTGGGGACGCGGAATCGATGCCGAGCGCCCACTCGCGGGCCGTGACGAACGTCGCCGCCCCTGGGGTGCCGAAGGACACGCCGAATAGGCCCTTGATGCGGGAGAGGAAGCTCATGCCAGCCACCCGTAGTCCTTCAGATCGACGCTGCGGCTCATGCCCCAACGCGCCAGCGCCGCGGCCATCACCGTGTCGTCGTGCTCA